AGGCTTGGAAGCTCAAGATTCCTTATGTGGCTGTAAGACCATGGGAAGGACACCAGCCAAGAATTGCTGACTCTGTAGAGTATGGAAAAGTTCTGAAGCATGCGGCGGGTATTGTATCGACAAATAAGTCTCTAGAATATCCGGGTATGATGTGCTATCACACAAGAAACGAATATATCGTAGATAATTCAGATGTGATGATTGCAGTTTGGGATGGCAATCCATATGGTGGAACGTACAGTTGCATCATGTATGCTTGGCAGCAGGCTATTCCTGTATGGAGAATTGACCCTGATACGGGAGGTACTGGATATGTCAGTGAAGAAGTACCGTTCTAAAATTTGGCTGCATAAGAGATATGTTCTGGAAAATAAGTCAATTGAAGAAATTGCCAAAGAATGCAAAGTATCTCTTATGACAATTCAAAGGGCTCTTAAGACGTTTGAAATTACCAAGAGGAAATAGTGGAATATTTTAGTAGAGATGAAGTAGAGCGAATTGGTCGAGCCGGGGTTCGCTGGTTTGGTGATGGCAATGACGGTTATGTAAGATGCCGTGTAATGTCTTCTTTCTGGCTCTATTGTGAGGCTGATGATGAAGCCTTTACTCCTTGGATGAAGTCTGACGGATTCTGGGAGGCTTGGGTAACTAAGTGGATGAGTGCTAACTTTGCATACAATACTCATTTCATTGATATTGGTGCAAATGTTGGATACTACACTATGCTTGCTGCTCAGGCAGGGCTAACTGTTGCGGCAGTTGAGCCAAATCCACATGTGAGGGAGATACTTACTTGGTCCCTTCGTGAAAACCGTTTTAAGAATGTAGAGGTAATCCCAGAGGCTATGGGTGCCAGAAAGAAGTCTAAGGCTACACTTTCTGTTCCACGTAGACATTCTGGTGGTGCTTATGTTGGGACAAAGCCAGCAGAGAGCGATTACATTCAGTATGAAATTGGTGTCAATAGTGTAGATAACATGTTCTCTCACATGGGAGAAAGCGTTCTTATCAAGATTGACGCCGAAGGTTTTGAGCCAGAAATCTGGGCGGGCATGCAGAAGTTCCGTCAGAAGAACAACGTTACTGTAGTTCTAGAATGGGATGGAAGCCGCTACGATGCAGAGAAGTTTGCTGAGGAGCTTTACAAGTGTGAGGTCCGCCTGGTAAACTACGATGGTGAAGAAGAGGTCATCAGCAAGCAAGAGCTGCTTGGCCTGAATGGTATCTACATGATTGTGGTGAGATAATGAAGGCACAGAGCTATACCGAGTGGCCTGAAGATGGTAAGTATCGCGGTGTAGAAATTCCCAAGCGACTGAAGCAGTTTTGGAATACTGTTTCTGGTCGGTGGTGGAAGCAGGGCGTTGATGACGCTCTTGGTCCTATTGAAGAACAGCCGGAAACAAAGGCGTCGCCGGAATTCGGAGTATTTTAATGGCGAAGAAGGCACTTGTATTTGTTGATTGTGAAACTACGGGCTTGGATGCTAAGAAGGATAAGCTGGTAGAAGTCACTTATGCTGTGGAAAATGAAGAGCCGGTAACCCTATTCTTTGGTGTAAAGAAGGTTCCTGCATTCATTGATGACTTGACGAAGTTTTCTGAGCGGCGGGTTGCTGATGAACCAGAGGCTACGGAAGAAGACAAGAATCTATTCCGTATGCTTCTTAATGGTCAGACAATGGTTGCTGGAAATCCAAAGTTTGATGCAGCGTTCCTTGAGGAGAATGGGCTTTATACGGCTCACTACAGGACGCTTGACGTTCAATCATACGCCATGGCAAAGTTGAATCTTGATTACATGCCTAGCATGAATCAGATTCACGACATTCTTGTTGAGCGTGGATATGCATTCACGACTCCAGACCACTCATCTCGCAATGATGTTCTTTTCATGCGAGAGGCATTCAACGTTTTGAGGTTTATGTAATGCAAATTGTTGGACTTAGCGGATACGCAAGGTCTGGCAAGGATACGGCAGCCGAGGGACTTTCGTCCCTCGGCTTTATCCGTATTGCCTTCGCTGACAAATTGCGGGATTTTCTGTATGAGTTTAATCCAATCGTAGAATATTCAGACCCATTCCAAGAGCTTAGTTTCAACAGGCATGTTGAACAGAAGCGTGTTCGTCAGGTTATTGACGAATTCGGGTGGGATGGATATAAGGAAACAAAGTGGGCTGACGATATTCGTAAGCAGCTCCAGGTACTAGGAACAGAGTGTGGACGCAAGATTGTGAGTGATACAATCTGGGTGGACGCGCTACTTGACAACCTGCCCTACCCTGATGGAAAATATGTTGTGACAGACGTTCGGTTCCCTAATGAGGCTGATGGTATTCGCGCCCGTGGTGGTAAGATTTATCGTGTAGAACGTGAGGGTGTCGGACCTGCAAATAATCATTTTTCAGAAGTAGCACTTGATGGCTATGAATTCGACGGGTTTATCCATAATGATGGCTCAGTCGCTGAATTCAAGCATAGCGTAAGGAGAAGAATCCTTGAAGGCACTACGAGTCGGGGTTGATTTGGATGGAGTCTGTTATGATTTTGCAGACTCCCTTCGGTTGTACCTCTCAGAGTCAGGGCTTGACCTCAACTACAATGTATCTCTAGGAGAGGTTGATAAGTGGCATTTCTATCGTGACTGGGGCATGACAGACGAAGAGTTTGTACAGCACTGCCATGATGGAGTTGACGCTGAGTGGATTTTTGCTGTAGGCATTCCACGCGACAACGCATCTGACGCTGTCAATTTCATGAGGGCGTTTGGTAATACTGTCCACATCGTGACCGACAGGTCTTTTGGCAAGGTGCCAGAGAATTCTCAGAGGAACACCAAGTTGTGGCTTGATGTCTGGGGGTTTGGGTATGATACACTTGACTTCTCCGCAGACAAGACTAGCGTAGAGACCGATGTCTTCATTGAGGACAAGTTGGAAAACTACGATGCTCTTGAAGCGGCGGGTGTTGATGTGTATCTTGTAGATAGGCCATGGAATCAAGACGATTCCAAGTACCGTAAGCGTGTAAGAAGTATTCAGCAATTCGCCACTTTGGTCGGTTGTATGTCTGTTTGACATTTTTAGTCAACCAGAATACAATTGATGTAGAAAGGAATACGATGCCACTTTATACATACACTTGCATGACCTGCGATACTGACGAAGAGCGCAATGTCAAGATTGATGATAGAGATAATCAGCGATGCGATAATTGCGGAAATCGACTTCATCGCCCCATTGATTTTAAGGGCGGGGTTTATGCTCCGACCGCAGGAAAGGGACTTGCTGTATAATGGCACCACGTACACGAAATGCTGCTAATCCAGATGCATGGTGGCAGCATGCGTATCAGGGTCATCCAGAGATTGAGGCTTCATTTGAATATGAGCACAATGGAGATGTGATGACTCCGGGTACGAAATTTAAGGTTAAATACAGTAGAGGTGAATTTAAGTTTCGCTGTCTGGCAACCAATACTCGAACAGGCAAGGTTTGGATTGATGCCATTGAGGTTGGTGCAGCGTTTAGGTCTTTCTACCCCGAAATGATTAAGGGTGTCGTAAAGCCTAAGCGTAGACGCAAGCGTACTGTTAGGACATGAGAAGATTTAATCTCGTTCGTAATCAGGATGAAACCGGTGTCTCTGGCACCGGAATCGTCGCACAGGGCATTGAATTTGATGATGGTACATGTGCGATGAGATGGCTTACTGCTTTGGCTAGCACAGCTATCTACAATAACATTGTAGAGCTGGATAAGATTCATGGCCATGGTGGAAAGACCGTAATTGAATGGATTGACGTTGTAAATGGCTAAAGACATCGAATTGCTCGACAGGTACGAGCAGATTAACAGAGTTGCCCAGATGTATATTAAGGGCACCACGAACCCGACTACTATTTCAAAGGAGTTGGGTATTAAGCGTGCAGAAGCAATCTCACTCATTGAAGAGTGGCGAGAAATCGCGCGGGATAATGATGACATTAAGGAACAGGCTGCTGAAGCATTGCAGGCTGGTATCCAGCACTATTCCATGATTGTAGAACGCTTCTGGGAAACTGTTGAGCAGGCAGATGTTGCGGCGGATTACAAGACGAAGAATGCTGTACTGAAGAACATTGCTGATGTTGAAGCAAAGAAGATTGATATGCTTCAAAAGGCGGGTCTTTACGATGATGCCGCCATTGGTGATGAAATCGCAGAAATGGAAGAGAAGCAGGCCATCCTCATCTCTATCCTAAAGGAAGTAACGGCCAACTGTGACCACTGCAAGATTGAAGTGGCCAGAAGGCTAGCACGAGTGACAGGAAAGGCTGAGCCTGTAAATGTCACTTGATTTTAATGACCTCATGAATCTCCTTGATGGAGAGGATTTTGAGGAGAGACCTGTTTCTATTGAGGAGTTTGTGCAGTCCGAGGATTATCTCGGACTGCCACCCCTTTCTCAGAATCAGTACAAGCTTATCAGAGCAAGCAGCCAAATCTACAAGCTGAGTACACTCGTTGCCCTTTATGGTGAACTTGAGGCGGAAAAGCGATTTGCTGAAACAATGAATGAGGTTATCTTCCAGCTCGGAAAGGGTTCTGGAAAGGGATACACCTCATCTATCGCATGTTCGTACATTGTTTATTTGCTGCTCTGTCTTAAGGACCCTGCCCGTTATTACGGAAAGCCACCAGGTGACCACATTGCGATTCTGAATATCGCTATTAACGCAGCACAGGCACAGAACGTCTTCTTCAAATATTTCAAGCAGCGTATTACCACAAGCCCATGGTTTGCCGGAAAGTACACTGAGAAGGCTGGAGAATTCCAATTCGACAAGAATGTGTTTGTGTATTCTGGTCACTCTGAGCGTGAGGCTTGGGAGGGATACAATGTAATCTTCGTTATCCTTGATGAGATTTCCGGTTTTGCTCTGGAGTCTACTTCTGGTAATGAACAGGCAAAGACTGCATCTGCTGTATATAAGATGTATAAGCAGTCTGTTGTGTCTCGATTCCCTGAATATGGCAAGGTTGTTCTTCTATCCTTCCCTCGTTTTAAGCATGACTTTATTCAGCAAAGATACGATGAGGTTATTGCTGAGAAGGAAGTTGTCATTCGAAAGCACAAGTTCAAGATTGACCAGCATCTTCCTGATGGAACTGATGGTAATGAATTTGAAATCGAATGGGAAGAAGATAATATTGTCTCCTACAGAATCCCGCGCATTTTTGCACTCAAGCGACCTACCTGGGAAATCAATCCTCTCGTAACCCTTGACAGTCTCATGACTGCCTTCTATGATGACCCCATCGATTCGCTGTCCAGGTTCGCATGTATGCCACCTGATGCTATCGACGCGTTCTTCAAGGACAGGGCCAAGATTGAGAAGGCTTTTTCCTCACAGGACTCTCTAAATGAGGACAACAGCTTCCGCCCGACGTTTTTGCCGAACCCTGAGAAAAGGTACTATGTCCACGTAGACCTTGCTCGTGTGCACGACCATGCGGCTGTTGCGTTGGCTCACGTAGAAAAGTGGGAGCA